CTAGCATACAACCTAAATCGCGCTCAATACGCTGCAAATCAAGCATCGCGCGACCTGCGGAACATGCAGCGGCACTTCCAGAGCTTCCAACAGCTTGATGCGACGATGAAGCAGCACAACTTGTCGCCTCAGATGGCACAAGAGGCGTTGCAGCTACGTGCTATGGCAGAACAGAACCCTGTTATGGCTGTTCGTGACATCGTTGCACGTGTTCTTGCTACTGGCGTCACTATGGAGGAACTATTTGGCACAGATGCAGTGCCACAGATCAACGCACGTGTCATAACTAACGAACTTGATCGCAGATTGGGTCCGTTAGAGCAGCAGACTAAGCAACGTCAGCAGCAAGCACAGATTGAAGAACGCGCTCAAGTGCAGATGGAGCAGTTTGTGCAAGCACACCCTCATTCTGAAACGCATGGGGTAGAGATTAGCAATCTGGTGCAGCAACATGGGTTGTCACCAGAGAAGGCGTACTATGAACTACGTAGTTGGGTTGAGCGACGTGGATTTGACTTCACTTCACCACTGAAGCCGCAGATTGAAGCAGCTATGCAGCGCCAACGCGGTGGCAATGGTAAGAGTAGGTCAACACCGGGCGATATGCGTGGTGTAGCTCCTAACGGCGGTCAGGTTCCGACTACAAACACTAACTCGCGTGGAGACTTCCGCGCTAATGCTCCGTGGAAGGACATTGCAGCGGCTGTGTTCACAGAACTCAACAGCAAATAGGACACACAACGATGCCTGTACTCCAGAACGTACTGGCTACGACTATTGAGCGTTCACGTAAGAAGCTCATCGTCGCAGCCATGCAGAGTAACGCGCTCATGGCGTGGTGCTTCGCACGTGACAGGATTGAGAATGAAAGCAGCGGTTACAACATCACCAACCCGCTGTTGACAGGTCGCAATCCGACTATCACTAGCTACAGCTACTATGACAGCTTGCCTGTCGTACAGACGCAAGAGTTCATCAAACTTGAGTACCGTTGGTCACGCATCGCCGGTACTGTCATCATCTCCAATCAAGAGGAAGATGAAAACAAGGGTGAGCAAGCGGCTGTGAAGCTGTTGCAGGGTAAACTTGAGGCTCTTGAGTTGAGCATCAAGGAAAAGTTCTCTATGTACCTGTACGGTGTAGGTGGCGGCAATGATCCGAACGGACTTGCACTACTTGTACCTGATGATCCTACCGTTGGATCGCTCGCTGGTGTTGATCGTGCTACGGAAGTGCAGTGGCGTAGTTCTTCCTACGACTTCGCGGGTACTCTTAACGCGACGAATATCGAGGAAGCCTACGATGATGTGCTTCTTGACCTCAAGCAAGGCACAGAACGTCCAAAGGTTATCATCGCTGGACGCAATCACTATCGCCTGTATCGTGCTGCGGTTAGGAGCAAGCTTACTATTCCGCTCACGAACACAAGCAGCGGCAAGCGCATGATGGACTTGGGCTTCGACGGTGTGTCACACAACGGCGTGCCTATCATCTATGATGAAAGCTGCCCGGTTGATCGTGCCTACTTCCTCAATGACACCTACCTCCGTCTACACATCCTCGGTGACAACAACATGAAGAATGTTGACCTCACTGCACCGTGGACTATCGACGGCTATGGACAGCGTGTCATCACGCAATGTCAGTTCGCTACGTGGAAGCAATACCGCACCCACGCTGTAGTGAACGACTAGTATACGGAGTATACATCCTATGGCTAGCGAACCTACACCAGTAGTCAGCTTCGAGAACAAGCGAACGCAACAGTCGTTCAGCATGGAGCAGAAGCAGAAGGCTATCCCTGCATACACGGTTGAGCCTATGAAGCGAAAGACTATAGTCAATCGCACTGTGAAAGACGAGATAGGCTTTCGTGTTGTGCCTACTGAGATTGAGGTTGAAGGCTATATGGTGCGTACACTTCGTGGTGATAGCGCGTTCCTCTCTCAAGGTGATCTTGAGCGATTGAAGTTGGATCGCAACCTTGTACCGCTGTACATGGAAGGTGGCGATGACACGGTAGTTGGAGTGCAGCAACAGTCTGCTGCATTGTCGAACAAGCAGAAGCAAACGCTCGACGTTCTTACACAGCTTCTTGAGAAAGACCCCAAGTTGCTTGACAAGATGCTGGCTGTGAGCGGCGAGCAAGTTGAACAAGACGTGTTCAAACAAGAGGATAAATAACTATGGCTGTACAAGTCGCTGTTCCCAGCATTCGCCGCGTCAATCACCGTGTAGCAGACATGTGCTATGCGGCTGACGTTGGTGTTGATGGACTTACTACTGTTGACATTCCTGCTGTCGTAGCAGCGAGTGGCACAGCACTTGCTAACGCTGTCGTTCTTGCTGCTGCTGGCAATGTCGTGCCAACAGTTGTACAGACCGAAGCGATCATGGGTCGTTATGGTCGTAACATCACTGTCGTCGGTCTTGCTGGTGCTACTGGCAACGCTACACTTGTTGGGTACGATTATCTCGGCCAAGGAATGAGAGAAACATTCGCACTTGCTGGTGCTACTCCTGTCGTCGGCAAGAAGATGTTCAAGGATGTTGCTTATCTCATCTCGCCTGTAGCATCAACATTCAGTATCGGTGTTGGCGTCATTCTCGGTGTGCCTTACAAAGTACTGCACACCGCGCTCAGCGGCGAACTGACAAGTGATGTGACTGCTGCTGCGGGTGCATTGCTTGCTGGCGTCACTGCACAGACGCTCACTAGCGGTGATCCGCGTGGTGCCTATACACCGGCTGCTGCGCCGGATGGTACGCGTTGGTACAGGTTCACGTGTGTAGTGGATCGTTCTAACTTACACGGTAGCGCACAGGTTAGCGCGTAACACAACACAAACAGCGGAGGCTATAATGGCTGAGAAGAAGGAACCGGCGTATCAACCACCGGCAAACACTGCACAGCAGGCACATGTAGAGACACCTGCGAAACCGAAGAAGCTGCGAACTACGTTTGGAGAGAAGAAGATCGTAGCTACTAGAGCATCACGTCAAGGTGATGATGGTTATCAGTTGAGTACACCTGATAGCCAAGTAACGATGATCTTCGAAGATGGCAGTGATAAGGTCGTTAAGAGTGACGACCTGTACGAGTGAACAATAACTAGTCAACTAAGGGAGCAGCCTGCATAGTGTACGCAACCACTGTGCAGGCTGTCACTTATATGATCACATTCGGACAGATTGTTACGAAGGTGTTGCAGCGCCTTGCGCTGGTTGAAGGGCTAGATGCACAGATATACGCTGAGCCACGCATTCAGCTAGCTGTGCAACATAAGTTCGATCTATTGTTTAGAGAGTATTGGATACCTGAATACACAACGTGGCAAGAGCAATTCAACCTAGATGGTAGCACAGGTGTAGTGACTGCTGACCTGTCTACGCGCATCAAGGACTTTAGAGATATACACAGTGTGTTCCTTGAGAACTCACACAAGCCTATACCTCTAGCGCCGCACACCACCCGTGACAGTGACATCAACTACCCAAGCATACGACAGTTCGCTACTAACACTGCCAAGTGGTTCAAGATACTGCCGACTACTACATCAGGCAAGGTGTGGATCAGCTATCGCACCAAGCCAGATGACTTTCAAGAAGACGGCGATGAGCTACACATTGATACGCAGTTACTGTTGCTAGGTTCATGTTGGGATATATTAGAAGACGATGGCACGAACCCCGGTGCGAGCGACAAGTTCCGTGTGCTGTTTCAAGATGCATTGAGCCAGTTCAACAGACAGCAGTTTAACATTCCGTTGAGTATAAGAGTTGCAGGATCAAGTATGCACATGATGACAAACTTTACTCCGTTGCCCAACGGCGGTGTATAATGGTACAGATGCTCTCACGCACATTGAAGCCACTTGGTAGACCTAAGCAGCCGCGACCTACTAGCAAGCTCAACAATACAACGATCCGCGACTTCGGCGGTGGGTTGAACGTTGTTGACAGTGAACAGAACTTGACGAGTAAGTTCTCACCTGTGTTTGACAACATGGTGACTTATACAGACAGACGTGTAGGTCCGCGTTACGGCTATGAGATGTGGTTGAAGCTGAAGACAGGTGCGATAAGCACTGGCACTGCTAGCATCACTATTACTACCAACGTGACATCGAACACAGAGCGCATCGTTGTAGTCAACTGGACAGCACACCCATTCACAGGCACAAACTTTGAACACCTTACCATCAGCGATTGGAACACAACATTCGCCGGTATCGTGCCAGAGATGATGAACCGCACTCACGGTATCAGGCGTGTTATCAACGCCAACAGCTTTGAGATTGTGCTAAGCAACAGAGCGACAAGTGCAGGCACTAGTCCATCAGACACTATCACATGGACACGCGACAACTACTTACTCGGTGGTGAGCCTATCGAGTGTCGTTACTTTGCCAACTACGTCATTCTGTGGACTAGCGTTGGTGAGATACTACGCATTGATCGTGACAAGAACATACAGCGTATATGGAGCCAAGCAACTACAGCAGCACGTCCACTAGCACCGATAGCATGGACGCACACAGAGATGGTTGCACAGGACATCTTCGGTAGTGCGTTGATCTGTAGCAATGGGCGTGACAAGCCGCTGCGTATTGACTTCCAGCAGACAGATTGGGTTGCTCCACTGTTAGACGGCGTGAATGGTGACATCAACGTGCCAGCGTTTGATGCGTGTAAGGCAGCATTCAGGTACTTCACTGTACATGATACAGAGCTACTACCAATTGAAGAACGCCTCACATCAATTCGTATCTCTGCCAAAGACACATCAATGGTCTTTAGTTCAGCAACCGATCCCGGTGATGCTGTTGACATCAACATGTCAAAGATCGTCGCTAGTCCAGAGCAGACTGTGCGCGGCTTCGCAACTATCAAGGACACCATCCTAGTCATCACTCCGACTGCTACAACGATGATGAAGTACGGCATCGAAACACCTGTAGGTGACACAGGAGTAGCACATGATCCACAACCAGTGGACACTCTTAACGGCTTTGGAAGCAATGCTCCGCGATCCATTGTTGAGATTGGCAGCGACGTGTTTATGGTTGACTTTAATGGCGTACCTAGCGCAAAGCTATCTTCAGTAAGCAACGCTGTGCAAGCTGAACGTGTGTCTAACTACATCGAAACGATGATGTCGAAGCACATCGGCAGGCTGCGTAAAGA